AAACACTTTTTGAGTCAAACAAACTGAATATATTACCTGATGCATCAACTAAAGTTACAGTAATAGTGCTAGATTGGTTAGCATCATCAGATACTAAAATAGCTTTTACAACAGCTGTTTTAAAACTAGGCACCGTATACAGTGTAGTTAGGTCTGTTGTGGTTAAATCCGCTTTTTTATTTATAAAACTATTAGCCATTAATTTAAAAAGAAGTTTTGAGCCTCTACCTCGTCTTTTAACTCTTGTTGATATGTTGTGTTTAATTTTTGTATTATACCATCTAAATCTCTAGCCTGAGCTTCTGCAACAGTGTAATCATATTCTTGTGCAGGTCTTGTTAATACTTGTACAATCTTTGCCATTATCTACGTCCATCTGGTTGTATATCTAATCTAAAAGTTCCTAATTTCCAACTTTGATCGACAGCTGTATTTTCTATTTTTAACGAAATAGCTCTAGCTCTTGCTCGTGTATCAACTTTAGTTGTAGATGAAGTAATATCAAATGGTCCAAGAGGCGAACTAGCTTGTGTGCTGTTTGAATAATTTTTTAATTGTAATGTTATTCTTGTTGTTCCTGTTTGAGATATAAAATCAGGTATAAATCTTCTTATCTTCATTAAAAACTCACCGTCTCCTCTAAGATCTGCAGCTCCTGTAGTTTGACCTAAAGCAGTTGTTCTTTGACTTATATCATAATCTCCAGAGGATATGTTTGACAATACGGCTGTTATAGTTCCATTTTTATTTTGATCTGTTCCTATCTCATGTTCATAATATGCAGTCCTACCTTCTGTGTTGCCTACAACATCAAAAGATGAATTGTTGCCTGCAGTATATTCTAATGCATGTGGTGTTCCAAAAACAGCAGAATCTCTCCACATAGTTCTAGCCAGTGTGCCTACAGTCCATACAGGTCTTTGTGGTGAGGAGTCAAAATAATTATAAGTAACTTGTTTATTAACTACATCTGATGTGCCAGACGGATAAAACCATATGACCTCACCAAATAAATTATTTAATCCTGCGGATACCATTTGATTACCAGATGATAGATTTATATCATTATAAACATGGTCCTCTACCAAACAAGGTAGTGATTCTAGTTTACCACCATATCTAAAAAAACCATTTTCTGACATCCAATATGCAGCACCATCAACTTCCACACATGCATTCTGTCCAACAAGTCCGCAGTGTGTTCCCACCTGTGAAAAGGCAAAGGTAAAAGGTTGACCTACAAAACGTTGTGTAAATAAAGCTGTGTCAGTCCAAACAAGAATTGCATCTCTACCTCTGATCGCTCCTCTGATCTGTGATCCGTCGGCCAGTCTCTGTGTACCAGCGGTATTGGTTGCTGTAGGTGTATATGTGTTTATGTCTTCTTGATCAGAGAATCTTATAAACATATCATCTTGTGTAGCTGTATTTCCAATAGTTGTCTCTGTTCCAAAAAATACTAAGTGTCTATCCGGAGTTGATACTAACATATGACGTGATGCTGTTGGCGCGCCTGTAATAATCGCAGCTCTTGTTTCTGTTGCATTACCCAAACTAGAATCCCAAGAGAAAACAGGACCATCATGAATTAAACAAATGGCTTTATCACCAAAATTATCTAGTGACCACATACCTGGGTCTAAAGCTAAACCTTCTTGTGTTTGTTCATTCCACGCACTGTAGTCTGTACCATTTGTAACAGTGGCACCATCACTGTGAGATGCAGCAGAGGTTCCTCTAGCACCTCGTGTTACACCTGTTAAGGTGTTGCCACTTATACCTGTGTATTGTATCATTTCGGTTCCAATTAATACAAAACTAGTTCCTGTAGAAGGAAACTGCACAGCGCTTGTTAAAACTATAGTCGTTGTGCTTGCATCTATAGCTCCATTTAAAGTAGTTGTAACAGCAGCAGTATCTTCACCACCATACGTACCTAAACCCCAACCATAACCTTTTTCTTGAACAGGTGTGCCTACTGGATAGTAATGTTGCACTCTAATACCGCCTGATGTTGTTGCACCAGATCCTGTTTCGTTAGATGGCATTGTAATTGTTAAAGTTGTTCCTGTTGGAACAGAAGTTACCATAAATTTTTTATCGTTAAAATCAGAGGCTCCAAAGTTAGAATCTGTTATAGTTGTAAAGTTGTCTAACAAAATTATATCATTAGGGGATATACCATGAGCTGTAGAAAAAGTTAGTGTTACAGATGAATTACCATTTTCTGTGCTAAATGCACTAGTAAGCGTTGTCGTTGTTTTAATAGGGTGTATATCATAAAATACGTTACCAGAGAAAGCATACAGTATTCTATTAGTTCCGATAATTGCATATCTTCTTCCTTCAGTATTTACAAAATGATGTAGACCTCTACCAGCACCGGTTAATTCATTAGCATTTATTGATCCTAATTGGTTCCAACCACCTATTTTTTCAGGTATGCCATATCTAAATCGCACATTATCACAATCTACCCATTGTCCCTCAGCTGTGGTCTCTGTGATTTGTTTATTAATTCCAGGTTGAAACCCTATTTTTTGTAGCATAATGACCCATTATATACTATAATTTACTCCAATCCAACTTTAAAGGAGCGCCTAGAAAAGGCCTTCCATCAAACATATACTTGTCTCTATAAGGTCCGTCAAGATCATTATAATGTAAAAAAGCTTGGCAACACTCTTCTCCTTTAAAAGGGGTTCTCCAATGAACTATTTCCATACCACGATAAACTGCTAGGTCACCTTTTTTTAAAAGTATCTTAACTTTCTTTTTTTTATTACGAACATCTTGAACATATATTTCCCAAGGATCGCCACCTAAAGCCACCGTAACAGAAATTTCACAAGCTTCTCTATCTATATGTTTACGAAGATCATTTCCTGTTTTGTATACTCTACCATAAGAATATGTTGGCACTAGTCTAAGTTTAGTTGCTTTTTCTATTATAGGCCTTGTTTTATCTAAAAACATATCTAATCCAATTGAGCCATATAAAGCATACGTATCTACTTGTGAGTCTGTTCGCACCCCTAGATTATTTAAATTACCAAAAAATTCTTTATTGCTTTTTACATATTCAAAATATTGTTTTTTAAACAATAAATAATTATATAAAAATTCACACATTTCTGAAGAAACAGCTTTTCTAACAATAATATATTTATTTTTTTTAAACGTCATATATGTGTTTTTTTAAAAATTTATATAAACTAAGTTCATCTTTAACAATAACATCCCATTCTATTTTTCTGTTAGTTAAATGATCTGATATACCTTTCCAATTTTTTTTCCATTTATCCATATCATTATCTAAATTGCCTTTAACTAATGAAACAATATTTGTAGGAGCCCAATTCATTCCAGCAGCGATTGAGTGTATTCCTCCTTGTAAACCAACAAAACGATACTGCTCATTTTTATCTATAGCATAGTTTAAAAATCCTGCGTGGCCTTCATACAACAAATTAATTACTTTATCTGACCACTGTTTGTTAAAATTTGCTTTCCAATAATTTGTATCTTGCCTGTGTGATAAAGCATAGTGCATAGCCACAAAATCTGCAAACCCATAAAAAATAGTCTTACAGGCGTTTGTGTACACATCTTTGTCCCATTGAGATACTGGTCCTCGATCCAATGTTCTAACTAAATGATGTAAAAATTCATGAACTGAAAATAAACCATTACTTTCTAACGGTTCGATAAAACCTGCCGCTAGACCAATAGCACAAACATTTTTAACCCACAGTCTATTATGAATTCCAACTCTCATTTTAATTTTTCTAAAATCTAATTCTTTTGTTTTTAAATGCTTTTGAAATTGTTTTAGTGCTGTATCATCATCTACAAATTTACTAGAATAAACGTAGCCACTTCCAATTCTGCTCCACAAAGGTATTCTCCACACCCAACCATTTTCAATAGCTGTACAATTAGTATAGCCTACTAATTCTTCTTCTTTGTTTTTATAAGGGATACGTGTTGCCCAAGCAGAATCATTTGGTAAAAGATTAGTCATGTCATTAAATTTTTCTTTTAAAGTTTTATCTAAAAGTAATGATTTAAATCCAGTGCAATCAATAAATAAATCAGCCTTGTATTTTTTATTTAAACTTTTAATACCATCATTATCTTGTTCAATAGTATTAATATCTTCTTTAATATGTTTGACTCCTTTAGGTATGCATGCATTATCTCTTAACCAAATACCAAATTTAGTTGCATCAAAATGAAATGCAGTGTGTTTATGAAACTCAAATGATATGTCATTTTTTTCATTTAAAAAACATTTGTTTTTATTAACTAAAGACATTTGAGGATAGGTACAATCAGCAAAATCAGAAGATGGAGTTTTAGGATATAACATTTTTTTAAACCACCAATCATTTAATAAAGATTGATTTCCATCAACTACAGGATCTCCAAACGGATAATGAAATGCCTCACCTTTTTTATAAAAATCTGTAAACTTAATACTTAATTTATAAGATGCATCACACGCTTTCATAAACTCTGAATCTTTAATACCAACCATAGCTTGCCATCCTCTTATGGCACCTAGTGTGCTTTCACCAACACCTACTGTAGAAATAGTTGGACTTTCTATAAGAGATATATCTTTTTTAGGAAAAAATTTTATAAGGGTGGTTGCAGTCATCCAACCAGCAGATCCCCCTCCCACAATTATGATTTTTTTAATAGCCATTATGAATCCTGTCTAAATATTCTTTTATAGTTATAGCATCTCTGGTTTCTGTCTTAATTTGATTTAAATATTTTACACGCATTTGTTTATGAAGTGAAGCGGAATATAAAGAAATTTCTTTAGCTATATCTTTACGATTAAAATGATTAATGCCTTCTAAAACATATATGTGATTAATCTCATGAAAATTTAGATAACGAGTTTGAAAATCTTGAGTAATAGGTAGTCTTCTTTTCCAAGTATTTAATTTTTCTTGAAAATCATCAGAAAAAGTTATTCTTTCGTTTTTCCAAAACGAAGTATTTTTACCTTTAACTAAATAATGAATAGCTACAAAGTTACGAATATTCCAACTTAAAATTTGCCATTGTTTATTAAAACTATCAATTTCTTTTTCTGTATAATTACTTATGTAATTACAAAAACAAAATGTTTGTTGAACAGATGCTCCAATTGCACTAGCCTCTAACGGTTCAGCAAACAAAGCACTTAAACCTATTGCCATGCAATTTTTTATCCATGGTCGTTCTAAGTAACCATCATCAAACTTAATAAATTTTTCTATCTTAATAGGATGACCCAATAGTTTTTCTACCTCTTGTTGTGCTTTTTCTCTAGTAATGTAATTTGAATTGTATATGTACCCATTACCAGATCTATTATAAGTAGGTATTCTCCAAAGCCAACCAGCATTCATAGCTTGTGCCAAGGTCCATGGACTATAATTATTTTCATCGTTGGTATTAAATGCCATCCCTTCATTCATAATAAGATTAAAAGATTTCCATTTACCTCCCAGTTTAGATATTAAAAGTTTTTTAAATCCAGTGCAGTCAAAATAGAAATCCGCTTTGTACGTTTTTTTAATTCCTTTTAAAGACTCAATTTTATCTGTGTGAACAACATCAATAATTTCATCATCTATCACTTTAATATTTCGTTCTTTACATTTTTTAATTAAAAATTGATTTAATTTGTAAGTATTAAAATGATATAAATTACAACGAACATTTTTATTGATTAAGTTTCTTTTAAGAAAAGGAGAGATAATATCGTTAAAAGAAATATTGTTAGCAATGCAATAAGCGTAAAAAAGATCATATTGTCCTATAGTAAAACGATGGTCATTATCTACAAAATGTAAATATGGTTTAGGAGTCCAATCTTTAAACATAACTCCAAATTTAAATGTTGCATCTGCTTCTCTAATTAAATCTTCATGCTTAATATTACAGACAGACATAAACTCACTCCAGTGCTCTGAGGTACCTTCTCCAACACCAACGATTCCGACACGGTCTGATTTAATAATTTTAATATCTATTTTTTCAAAACGTGCTCTTAATATTAAAGCTGCAGCTAATCCAGCTGTTCCTCCTCCGGCAATAATTATTTTTTTTACGTTCATATTTAATGTTTAAACACAGAATTAAATGCTATTACAGTTTTTCTATTATTAGCGACAGGCTTTGACCTATGCACTAAAAAACCTGGAAAGGTTATTACCTGACCTTCTTTAGCTTTATATTCTATAATTTTTTTCTCTCCTGATTTAATTTCTGTTTTTTCTTTAGAACTATTTAATTCTAAAAAATAAACATTGGTGTAATTACTATACTCATGATTATGCCACTCATGAAAAGAAAATTCAGTATATTGTTGAAACCAAGCATTAGCTATTTCCCACTTTGACGCTTCAAAATATTTCATCTGTTTATCCATAATAGAAGTTATTACATTCTTATAAAAATAATCTAAATATTCTCTTTTAAAATCTGATGGTATATTCCAATCTGTTTTAGATACCGAACTAAAAGATTTATTGGGCATTTTTTTTATTAAATTTAATAATTTCTTTTTGTGTTTTTTATGATTAGGAACATCACAAATAAACATAGCACAAGGAATTGTTTTTATCTCCACGGCTCTCCTAAGTGCCACATTGGCATACTATATCTAGTCCCTTTAGTAACAGGTCTAACTCTGTGTTTAACAAAAGAGGGAAATACAATAAGAGATCCTTTTGTATTAATTTCAGTAATAACTCTTGTCCCTTCAGAACCACCATTACTAAAATCCATTTCAAACTCCCCTCCTTCAAAATCTTTTCCTGGTTGAGACAACAATAAAACAGAACTTAATTTTCTAATTTTACCCGCAAAATCTTTTCCTGCGTTACTTTTATAAGGTTCTGCCCAACTGTCCATATGCCAATCATAAAACTGTCCTTTTTTATATTCAGTAAATTGAGCATTTTCATTCCAATCCCATTGAAAATTCCAACCAGCATTATGGTTTGCTGCTGTAATCGCAGGGTTAATAGTTTCATATATCCATTTTTCTTGTAACCAATTAACTTTTGAATTTCTTTGTTTTTTTAATTGCACCAGTTCTTTTTTAGATAACGGATTTTTTTTAAGATTTCTGTTAAAACCTTGGTTTCCAGTTATTGCAAGATGTTTTTTATTTTTATTTCCTAATTTTAAAATCTTATTAATAAAAGATTTAGGAAATGGATTTTCAAAATACCAATAAAAATTTTTAAGATTCATACTTTTTTAACTTTTCTTTTAAATCATTAATCTCTTGATTTAATGCAACATGTTTTTTAGTTGCCATATTTAATTGATGATGAATATGTTCGTACGTATTGTTTTTATGATTTACTGTAAAATCTTTTTTTAACTTTTGATGAAGCATATTAGTTAAAGGATCTAAAATTAAACCTTCATATGCATACGGCCGACACATTGGACAATTACAAACATAATGTGCTTCAAATTCTAAATACGGTTTGGATCCCTTATAAGGTTCTCTCCACATTTCATAACCACTACCATCATAAATAAAAGCTTCATTACATTTTAATTCTTGTTCATAAGTTTCATTAGTGCGGACATCTCTAAAATAAGTTGTCCAATTATTTTCTTCAAATAAATTTACTAACACAGTTATATCATGTTTTATGGGTTGCAAGTGTTTAGTAACTTTAGCATCTGGCATATAAGAATTTAAACTAGAATAATGAGGCATTATAAATCTATCATAATTTTCTTTAACAACATTTAATCTTTTTGTTGCAAGGTACTGACTAACTAAAGTTTGCCTCCACATTTTTTTAAGATTAGCAGGGTATTGATCTCGTGGCACTCTTGCTTGTAAAAAATCAATATGACGTATTAATCCTGAGGCGTCATTAGGTTCAAAAAAATTTTTAACTTTTTCTATCATTGTAAAGATTTTGTTATTACATCCATGTTTCCTGAAATGCTAACTCTAGTACATTTTGTAGTAAAAGGATAGACTTGATGTTTTAAGTAAGAAGGAAACATTAACATTAAATTATTTTCAGGGATAAATTCTGCTTGAGTTATTCCTCTTCGAATATCTATGTCACCATAAGAAAATAAAATACAACCAGGACCTGCACAATTAGTTTCTTTTATTCTTTTTTTAATTTCATTTTTTAATTTTGTTGGCACATCACAATAAACAACAAAAGAATAATCTCCGGAATGTATATGTTGTGGGTTGTATTCATTTTGTTGTTGATAATTAATCCACAAATTTAATGGTTTCCATTCTACACAATTTATTTTCCAATGTTTTCTTTGAGCATAAAAATAACTTTCAAAGTAGGGTGTTAATTTTTTCCAAATTATTTTAGCTGTTTTTATATCAAATAAAAATTCTTTTTTTATTTGTCCGGCTAAATGAGCCCTAAAATTAAATTTTTGTTCTTTTCCTCTTTCTAAAATATATTTAGAAATGTCTGGATTAATTTTACTTGTCCATAAAAAAGGTCCAAAATATTTAAAATAGTATTGTATCTCTACATCTTTCATGCTAGAAATTCATATAAAATAAAATAATAAAAATGTCAATATGAAAGAATACTTATTTACCATTCCTTATTGGAGTTTTGATTTAAGTCAAGATTGGAAAAAAAACAAATTAATTTTAAAAAGATTAATTAAAAAATATCCATACAGCCGAAGCACGTGTTTTTATTCTAACAAAGATAAAACGGATGAAATTTTTAACAACACTCTGTTATCTTTAATTAAAAAACCTCTAGAACAGGTTGGCAAAGAAATTAATCAATCCCTAGTATTACGTAAAGCTTGGTCCTGTTATTATAAAAAAGGCGATTCGATAATTGTTCACAAACATGGCAATGAAGGTTTAAGTGGTATTTTATATTTAAACTATAATGAGAAAAAAAATTCAAAAACTATTTATCAACAACCCTTTCAAAGTTTTTGGAATGATCAAAGTTTTTTTATTGTCCCTCCTGTCAAAGAAGGAACATTAGTTATAGTTCCTAGTTTTATTGAACATTTTACTCTACCTGAAAAAACAGATAAAATTAAAGAAATAATTAGTTTTGATTTAAAACTTAACTAGCGTCCCAAGAAGATGTGTTTGGATTCCAAACTAAATCTACAGAATACCACTCTAAATTAGGTTCATCCCAAAATATTGGAGGAGATTCTCCATCTATTTCTGGCGGATTTTGACTAGGGTAAGCAACAGGTGCTTCCCATTGCCAAGTTGAAGTATTCAAAGTCCATGACTCATGTGGTTTAGCATCTATAAAAACATTATTTGTTGAATCCCACGTAGATCCAATTTGTGCTGCATTCGCTTTAAAACTTCCATCTTTGCTGTATTCAATCCATTGTTCTGCAGGCCATTTTTGAGATTTTTGTAAAAAGTTTTGACCTTCTGCTTCTGTAGGGGCATCTTCTTCTGAAACTACTACAACGTTTAATACGATATTGTCATTTCCTAATTGTGCAAAATATTTCATAATAATTATTGGAATTTGTATCTAATGATTACAACACCAGGTCCTCCAGTTGATCCTCCTCCGCCGCCACCACCGCCGAGGTTAGTTCCACCATCTTCTCCAGGTGCAGCAGGTACAGGTCTTCCATCTCCTCCGCCTCCAGATCCGCCGGTTCCTCCGCCGCCGGTTCCGCCGCCACCGCCGCCACCAGCATAAACTACAGCTGATCCAGTAATGCTGCTTGGTGCTCCAGCACCACCAGCACCATGATTAGGTGAACCAGCACCACCAGCACCACCACCACCGCCTGAGCCGTGAGGAGGTTGAGGGTGACCATTGCCACCAGGGTTTCCTTGAGAGGGACTTACAGGAGGTGTATTACCTGCTCCTCCAATAGAACCACTAGTAAAATATCCTGCACCACCGCCAGATCCACCTACGTTTCCAGCTCTTGGTCCGTTAGCTACTCCACCGCCACCGCCGGTGCTTGTAATAGTTGAAAAAACTGAGTCCCCACCTTTATTAGCATTAGCATTTCCTCCGCCATCTGGTCCAGTTCCACCAGCTCCAACGGTAACAGTAATATCACCATCTGCAACTGTAAGGGCATCAGTAGCTGCTAAAGGGTCGCCTGGATAATTTGTTCTCATTCCGCCAGCTCCACCGCCAGCTCCATGAGGGGCTGTGCTTCCACCTCCTGCACCAACAACTAAGTATCTTACTTTATCCCCATCTGTTGGGTCTGTCCCTGTTGTTACTGTAAAAGTTCCTGAGGAATTAAAAGTATGTATTTTATCATTACCTGAAGTTGTTACCGTACCACCGGTTGCCTCCATAAATTCAGGTCTGCCACCTCCTGCTCCGAAACCTAATATTCTATATCCAAAAGACATATTTTATATTCCTTACGCGTCGTTAGCAGCATCTGTAGTGAAAAATATCTTTACTCCTAATAATTTAGCATCTGCTGTTAAAGAGTCCTCAGACACATCTCTAGCTATTTGAAAAAACACTTGTTCATCTGTGCTAGGGGACCCAGCTATAGTAACTGCTCCACTTTCTGCTGTAACGTCTAAATCGTTTGCTGTACCACTGTGTGCTTTTGCTGTAGGTGCAACTGCTGTTCCAAAAGCAGTATTGCAAGAATCATTATCTGCTATAGCAACACCGGATAAATCCCAAGATACAGTTCCTGTGTTTGTTGAATCTGCTGTAAAAAATGCTTGAAAAGTTATTGTACCCTCGTTCCAAGACTTAGGAAAAGCAATAGCAAATTGTGCGTTTTCATCTGAACTCTGATCAAAATCTAAAGTTTTAATTTCGGGTCCATTCGATAATTCTACTTGACCAGCTTCTGCTCCGTTAGTAGTGTTAGGGTACATAGCAACTGCTGGAACCCAAATGGATTCTTTTCCTGCAATTTTAACTGCCGCTACGTTTCCACCACCATCTTCAGCTTTAATAACTCCAGACCCTTTTGTTTTAAGGTCTATACCAATGTTAGTATCGTCTCCAGATGCTGTAATTGATGGATTGTTTCCTGTTGCAGCATTTGCGTATGTGACTTCATTAACAGCTGAACTTGTAGCTGTTAAAGTAACTAATTCATTTCCGTTTGTATCTTGAATGTTTGTTCCAATTTTTGGTGAAGTTAAAGTTTTATTTGTTAAAGTCTCTGTTCCAGTAAGAGTTACATCACCAAAATTTAACGTAATAATATCAGGGTTTGTTCCATCATTTGCTGTAGCAAATACAAGTTGATCTCCTTTATCTGTAGCAGAAAAAGTAAAACTATCACCAGATCCAGAAACATATTTAAATTGTACTGTGTATGCACCAGAAGTAGAATTTCTTAAAAAATAAAAAGTTTGAACATCTAAAGGTATTGTTACAATTTGGTTTCCTGTAATTGTACCAGTAAACTCAATCATTCTGTGAGATAAAGTTGCACCAGTTGATCCGTCAGAAACAGATAAAGTTGTTGTTTGTGCACCACCCGCTATTGATTGCTGAGTAAATCCACCAGAAATTTGTTCTAAGATTTGTAAATTAGTATTAGTCTTCGTCCCCCATGTACCGGCGTTTTCACCAGTTGCCTGAAGTTCTACCCCTAAAGGTGTATATGTTGATGCCATAATTTTTATCTCCTATTACGCTGCTACGTCTGTATAACTTGTATTAGAACCTGTGTCAATAGCTTGATATGCTTGAATTCCAAAGCCTGAAGCTGTTCCAAATCCAGCTACAGAAACAGTTGCAGATTGACCTGTTAAACCCATTACATCTGCAGGTGCAATTGATCCAACAGAAGATGTAAATGAAACTCCTGTTAATCCCATTACATCAGCAGGTGAAATTGATCCAACGGATGAAGTCATAGATTGACCTGTTACATTAATAACAGGACTTGATCCAATAGTAATACTACCAACATTAAAAGATGCCGATACTCCTGTTAATCCCATTACATCAGCAGGAGATAAAGAACCAACACTTGAAGTAGAAGCTTGACCAGTTAATCCAACAATTTCTTGTGTAGGATCTAAACTTCCTACAGATACAGTCGCTGAAACTCCTGTTAAAGAAAATTCTGCGTTAGTAATTATTGT